CCCTGCCATAGCTTCTTCACGTAGCTTACCAAACGGTATGCCCATACCATCAGCAATAGCTTCTGCTAGCCTTGGCATCTGTTCTAGAACTGAGTTAAGTTCTTGTCCACGTAACTGACCAGAGGCTAAGCCCTGACCTAACTGGATTATAGCCGCATTAGCTGACTGTGCACCGGCACCAGAGATTGTAGCCGCTTTTTGAACTGCTTCAGTTACTTTTAATAATTCTGCAACAGGTTTGTTTGAGTCTTTAAGAGCCAAACCAAATCTGTTAAATGTCTCTGCGGCACCATCAATGGAACCACGAGAACGTTCTGCTATCTTGAATAGTTCATTCATTGTAGCATTTGTTGTTTTTATGTCTTTAGTAACAAGTTTTACCCTGTTGCCTAGATTAGTCATAGCATCAGCGTTACGTGTTATACCTTTAGTTAAAGCACCACCAGTAAACGCCGCTGTTAATCCTATTGCTAGGTTGCGGAAAGTATTAGAAACAGCAGAAGCTCTCTTGTCAAGGCTTACGATACTTCTTTCTAATTTCCCCATTTCTCTTGTGGCTTGAGCCGCATCAGCTCTTACCCTAATCTTTACACCGCTCATATGTGTGTCTCCTTAATAAAAAAAGCCCCCGATAAGTTTCTCGCATTTCGGAGAAGCCATCGAGGGCATAATATATTAATCAGCTTGGGGTAATAATGCCGATTTTAACTAGTGTTTGTTCTATGAAGTACTTAGGGGCCTGTTGGCTGTGTCCGGTATTAAGTCTACCAATGTATGGTACTTCATTTATGATAGAGCCACCCGTAAAGCCGCCATATCTGTTTCTTTCTATTTCATCAAACCAACCCAGTCTAGCTCTACCCTTATCTACAGGTGTTACTACTTTAAGTTGTTCTGTTCCATAATGTATTAATTCTTCTATTTCTTCGTTTGCAAGTTCTTTGACTTCACGCTCAATACGTTCTATCTCTTGCTTGAAGTTAATTATCTCTAAAGAGACTAAACTATTTTTTGTCATTGTTCATCCAAGGTGCGGTCCAACCCGCATCATCACCATCTTTAGCTTGCATCATCATTTCGAGGAACTTGCCTTTAGGTAGTGCTTTAACGTCAGCTGGAATGTTATCTTTCATTTGCTTAAGTGTAGCAAAGACATCTTCTGCTTTGCCTTTAAAACCTTGTGCTTGTAATCCCAGATATGCTCTCTGGTCTTCTCTGTAACCAACAGGTCTTTTCTTAAAGTAGCCAACCCACTTGAGTAGTTCTGTGTAAGGCATTTCTTCTTTTAACTTATATACAGGCATCTTTAACTCATATGCTATCTCAAAAATAGTCTCTTCAGATTGACTTAGTTTCCCTCAGTTCCACCACCAAGGCCAGATAACTCCATGACTTTAGTTGATAGTTTATTTAATTCTTCGATAGGGAATGTATCGAAGTCTGCGTCTGACAATTCGTCAGCACCTAATACTGCTACTTTAATTATGTCACGAAGGAGTCCGATTTGCTTAGTAGCGTCATCACTGTCACCTACTTTAGCTATGACTTTTTGTAGTTCTAATATTTCGCCTACAGTCATTTTCTTAACTTCTACTTCGTCGCCCATAAAAGGGACTTTTTGTGTTATTGATTTACCAACGAGATGTTTCATTGTTTTATTCCTTTAATTTAATTTATCTTTTTCTGAAAATAGTTCTGGATTGTTTGCTTGAAAGTCATCTAACAGCTTTCGTACTGTATGCAAGACGCTTAATGTCTCCATAATCTCACGACCTGTAGTTGACTCGTTATCAAAGTCCTTAAATCTTTCAAATGATTTTCTAATACTTATATCGACACTTCTGCGCATGTGACGGAATGTCGTTCTCATGACAAAAGCTTTACTGAATGGTTTATCCATTTTTCTACCTTTTGTGGTGGAGGCTCTCCGAAGAGAACCCCCTAATTCTATTAAGCCGCCGCTAGTGTAGCAGGACCAAAGAAATCTGATTGTGCTGACAAAGTAACAGTTGCAGTGTTTGCGTCTGTTAATGCAGGGTTAACCAATATAGCTTCGATTTTACCTAAGAAATAGAACTCTGTGTTGTCTACTGCTAAAGTTGTATCTGCGGCTTCGTTTTCTGTAACAGCTTGAGCCGCCATCATAAAACGGAATACCGCGTTAGTACCGATTAAGTCGTGAAGCGCTTCCATGTCTGAAGGTACGTAGTTTACAGTTACTTCTAAAGTAGGAGCATCTGCTTGACCTTGAACCTGTGAAGATGTCTTCTGACCATAAACTGGAACGTTTACGATGTTTGCAGGTGTACCGATTGATGGGAATTCGCGTACTGAAGGCATACGAACGTGGTCTGCGTCTGCTGTTCCTGGTGTTGTACCAACGAATAAAGCCGCGCACTCTGCAACTGTATCAGTATTAGCAGGGATTGTGCCTTTGAAGATGTCTAGGTATGTAAAGATACCCGCACCTAATGATGAAATATGTGCCATTTGTTATTCTCCGTAATGTGTAAATGGGATTATGTAAGATGCGCTATAAAGCGCTTTGTTCGAAGGGTCTAACCCTTCCACTGTTAAATATGATGTTCCTAGCTTTGTACCGTTAGGTAGTGTTTTATTGTCTAGGATGGTGTCAAGTAAGTTAGCTATTGCCATTAGTCTTCCCTGACCGTCACCAGCCTTGACGAATATTTTTACAGCTACGAGACCAGTAGTCTCTTTCTTTACCCCATACGCATAGTTTTTACTACTAGAAGGTAATACGTTCATCAAGACATACTCAGTATTAGAGGCCTTATTTCCTAAGTAATTCATAGGATAAGTCTTAATATTGTTTGTTGTCCACAAAGATGAGCCGAATACCGTTTCAACATCTCTAAGTATTAAGTCATACATTATAATTTCTCCTTTGTCAACTGCAATGTTATTACAAAACCGTCGTCTTGGAAGTCTGTTATACTGTATACTGAAGTACCTATTGTTATAGTATCATAACCGTCAACAACAACGTTAGACTTCATCAAGGCTTTCGATTGAAAGGCTCCGTCAGAAGATTTATCGGTTGTTTCTAGAAATACTTTAACTGTTTTACTAGTTGTAGTAGCTACTGCTTGCCCTGTGGCAAAGTCATAACTACTTGCGTTTTTATTTGATAAAGTAGCAGAGACCGCTAAGTCTCCGATAGCCGCAAAAGCCTTATCTACTGCCGCGCTAACTTTAGCTTTGAGTGACATTAATTCGCCCTCCACCAACCTGAACCTTGTCCCACTGAGCCTTTAACTAGTAAAGGTCTAATAGACTTTGTTGCTTGTGTTGACTTAATTGGAGTGCGTGTAACATCACCATTACTATCTGATATAGAGATTGACCCAACAGAAATACTCTCAAAAGTTTGAGTAGTACCCATTAGTAAATCTTCGTTATCAATTAAGTGTAGTGCTTGTTCGTAGATAGCGACTTTAACACGACTTGGAACCTCGTTTTCAGCTATAGTAATGGTCATCCCTAATCGAGAATCATTGTATATAGCGTTCTTACGAGGCCAAGCCAAAGCTTGTGAGGAACTAACAGCAGAACCAATCCAAGAATTGTCATCTATCAACAGTGTTGCAGTAACAATAGCTTGTTCCTTGATTTCATCGTCAGCGTCAAACCAGTTGGCACTGTCAATACGTGTTTCAAGGTAGTCATCAGCGTCTGCGATTTCTACATAGCTATTCGTATTAAGAACTAGAGCCATTAGTTCCTCCTTCTATTTATGCGTGGAATATTGGTAAGATACCTAAGTTCAAGCTATCCATTTTACGAGTGTAAGAACCACCAGCACCAAGAACTGCGTTTGAAGCAAATGCGTTAGTTGCACCCGCCCAGTCGTAACCCATTGGGTGGTTGATGTAACCCCATCTGTACCATACGTTAGTTGAACCGCCACCTAAGTAAGATGCCGCTGCGCGGTCTACTTCTACTGGTGTTGGCATGTTTATTGCTGTTGCCGCAACTGAACCCGGCTTGATGATGTATGAACACTTAGTTGACTGAGCATTCAAGTCGCCTGAAGCCGCACCTGAAATCATTTGGTTTGCACGAGTCATAACTAGACGGAATTTTCCACCAAATACTGTTGAGAACTCAAGGTTTCCATCAGTTACACGGTCTTCGTCTACTAAGTTAGCCGCACGCATTTCAGCCATTACTTCTGGTGAAGTTACCATGTACATGAAATCTGGTTCGTAATCTTTGAACGCCGCTCCAACAGAACGGAATAAACGCTCACCACGAGCCGCACCCATTGCTGATGAATCAAATAATTTACGTGCATCTGAAGAACCAGTTGCAGCCGCTCCGTGTAGACCTAGTGCGTTTACGTCACAGAAGAAACCGGTGTTAGCCGCATCAACGTCTGTGTCAAAAGCAGTAACGCCGCCGTTACCTGAACCACCCGCGTCGCCTAAAGCAACTTCTGAAAGTGTTACACCTTTAAGAACTGACAACAATGCGTCATGCTCGTCTTGTGCACGTACTTCCGCAAAGTCACGAGCGATTTTCGCTAGACCGTCTTGCTTTGATACTACTTCTTGCATGTTAACTTGCTCTGCACCAAATGTACGAACAGTTTTCACGAAGTTAGCAACGTCTGTTGCGATGCTTGTGTATGTACCATCTGTAGCTGATGCTAAAGAAGCAACGTTTACAGTTGATGATAGTGGTTTGTACCAACGGAATTGTCCTACGAAAGATTCGCCAGACGCATCAATGCGTTGGTCAGCAGCAACGATGCCTGTGCTGTTTAGTTTCTTGGCGCTTGTGTACGCTTCGTCACCGTATGCAGAGATTGCTAAAGCAATGTTCTGAAAATCTGTGTTTGTAATAGCCATTTTATTTTTCCTTATGTGCTAATAATAGCGTTTAGTTTTAGATATTAAATTTACCTAGTTTACCTTTTTGGGCAAGAGCTAGAATTTCTTGAGTTGACATTTCTCCGATAGCCTTTGAAACATCGGTTGAAGGCGCTCCAGCTGGATTGCCTGTACCTGCACCTGTGTTAGATTTAACACGGAACAAGAATGAGTTATCTTCGGACTTAGAATAAGCTTCTACGTAGTCACGAATATTTGAACCTGTTGAGTGGACCCACTGTCCCTCTTCGTTTTGAACCAATTGGTCAACAATCTCTCTGCGAGCCATGTCGCGAGACTTATCGTTGCGGAATTCCATGCCGGATAGGGCATCATTTAAGACACCGTCACGCTTGAGTTGAGTTGTTTCTTTTGCATAAACATCTAACTTAGCACGAGCCTCGGCAAGTTCCATTTCAAGAGCTTCTTGTAATTTACCTTCTTCTTTCATTCGAGCTATTGTCTCTTCTTTTTGTTTGGACTCTAGTTCGACTTTAAGTTTAAGTGCTTCATCACGCTCACTAGCCATACGGTCCATGTTAGCTTTCATCTTAGCCAATCTTTCTTCAACAATTGATTCGATGTCGTCTTTAGGAGCTTCTGGTGTAGCTGGTTCTTCTTTAATTACTTCTTCAACAACTGGTTCTTCCACTTGTGTTACGTTTTCTTCGATTTGATTATCATCGCTCATTTTATTTCCTTTCAAGCACAGCTTGGGTTGATTTATTTATTTGTGTCACAGACACGTTTGTTTGTAGTCATATAGCTATTACAAATATCTATGGACCAATACCATACCAGTCGTTTCCTTCTCGTATAGTTTCGAGCAATTCTTTCGGGGTGATTTTATTAACAGGGTCTATCAATCCGTCTTGTTTTGCTCTTTGTAAGTATTTATTATATGTCGCCCTTGACATACCTGACTTTCGCATCTCTGCTAATGTCTGTTTAATGGTGCCTCGTTTTAACGCATCTGCATAGATTTGTCTTAAAGCCCATTTAGCGGGAACCGCTTCACCAAGGTTCGAGAAGAAAGCATCGTGGATTGTTCCAGTGTCTACTTTATTCTTCCTCCCCCAAAGGTGGAATTGTCGAACAATCGAAGCATCATTGCTGTGATTGCCGTTAACACCAAGACCTATTGACGCATCCTGTATACTGGCTTGCGACATTAGTTTACCGTCTTTTGATGGTGCTTCATAAATGTTGAAGACTTTTTCCCCGGTAACAGGGTCTTTAAAGTCTATTCTTGTCTGTTCTTTTACTCGGTATCGTTGTGTCATTTTCTTACCGTCAAATGTCACCCAAGGGATGTCAACTGACCCAGACTCACTAACATAATCTTTAGCAACGTCTTTCCAGAATTTAATAAACTTACCAGTAACAGGAACCTCTTGTTCGAGTTTAGCACTCATAATCTTAGATATCTTATCGAACAAACGAGTACCAATTAAGTCACCCGATTCGTCTTTAAGTTTAGCTAAGAACATGTGCATGTCCTCGGAATTCTTTACACCGTCTCTGAACTCTGCACGAGCAGTTTCATATAGTGAGTCAGTGATGGAACTACCTTGTTTAGAAGATAATACCACTTTCTTTTTGATTTCTCGTAATTCATCGATTCGAGACCAATTCTTTCTATCCATTTCAAAGCTTATTTTAGCGTCTATAGCTTTCTTAAACTTGTCAACCTCTTTAGTAGATATAGCTATCTTGCCTTTCTGAGCAAGTACTTTAGCAAACTGATTAGCAACGTTAGCAGACTTAGTAGCATCACCGGCACCATAGAAGGCAACCATGTTCTGATTCTTTGCCGCTTTCATTAAGTCAGTCCAATCTAAATCCATATCGGCTAATTCAGGTATAGCTAGGAATTCCGCATCATCAACAGTACGTTTAGCAATTTCATCATAAAGTCTTTGTTTCTTAGATGTCTGTAATACGTTAGATAACTCAGCGGAAGCTCTGTCACCTGTAGATAAAGATATAATTTGCGCTCCACTAGAAGAAGCATCGTTTTCTATCATCATCTTTGTTTTGTATTGTGCTAGTCGTTGTCGTTGTGCGTTAGTCCATAGAGACTTATTAGTAACCATTTCACCATTCATATGCCTGTGTATACGAGTATACTCAAGAGCTAGTCTAGCTAACTTACCAACTTCCTTATCTTCAGTAACCGCTACAAGAGGGTTAGATAAGAATTCTTTGATACGTCTGTCTGGTTGTGTTGGAGACATCATAGCCTCGCCAATCTGAAGCAAGTTCTTCTCTTGGTCTTTAAAAGCTTTTATTCTACCTTGATTAGTTAATGTGTTTAGAGGACTACCCACTAGCGCACCAATTTGTACTTGTAGTTCTTCTACAGCATCAGCATTAATAGCAACTTCTCTAGCAGTGTTTAAGAATGGTCTAACAGCTTCACCCTTAGTAGGTGTAAGCAAACCACGATGATAAACACGTCCACGGAAATCTACTGAAGCATCAACAGAGAATGATTGTCCTTTTTGTCTGTAGTATTTAGCTGTAGCCATAACGCCACGACCATCATTGCCACGCCCAATAAAGAGCTTCTTCATTTCGTTGATTTCGTCCCACTTCTTAGCTTCACCACGTTTGTCCTTAAAGTAGATAAGCCGTTCTGTGAAGTCGAAGAATTCAGGGTCAACCTCGTATTTAACTGAGTTAGCATGATTAAGCATATTAGCCATGTCACGGTCAATTTGTGTAGGGTCATAATCTCTGTAAACCTTTTCAGATACAACTGGCATCTTAGTCTTTCTACCACGAGCATCATAGAACTCTTTAGAACCTGCTTTAGCATAAACTTTATTCTTGTTATCGTGATAACCGAATCGTCTAGCTGTACGGGCTTTCTCTGAAGCAATCTGTAGCTGTCTCATTGGACCATTAACAATAGTAAGTTGTCTAGTTACATTAACACCACGCATAGCGGTATTACTAGAAGGTCTTCCTGTCATTAAGTCTATAGGTGAAGATGTACCAATATCTCTTATTGTAGTTGTACGAATCATACCTTGTTGTTCAAAAGACTTGATTATCTTACTACCGTCTCTGTGAAAGTCTTTAAGACTCTTAGAACGGAATAAGTTTAAATCACCAAGTTCATCATCAAACAACTGTCCGATTTTAATAGCTAACATATCGTAGTCAGCACCATCAGCAGTAGCAATAGCTTCCATAGCTTTAGCAGTAGCATTAATAGACTTGTCTTTTAAAGCAACTTTAGCTTTAGCTCTACGTCTTGCGTATAGGAATTCCAAATCAAGTAGCTCACGAGTATTACCTCTTAGCTTAGCTAGTTGGCTTGTGAACCAAGAGTCACTTGGAGGCTTCTTAGCAAATAAAGCTTGTAGCTTTCTCTTTTGCTTTACGCCCGGAATGTTATCAATAAGTTTGTTCTTAAGGTTAGTTATGGAAGGATAACGATTAATAATAGGTTGAGTATAAGCCGCTATTGGAGCCTTACCACTAAAGTAAGCTTTCTTAGCAAGTCTTGCACCTTCTCTACCACGCCATAATTCAATGTATCTGTTATCTGCAATCTGAGAATCAATTAGTTCACCAATAGTATACTTCTTATTAAAGATGAATACAGCAGGGTCATTGTCTAAAGCAGTAGTTAAACCACCAAATAACTTACCTCTATCAGCAGACCTATTAAACATAAGTGTACCTAAGTCCTGTACGGAGTTAAGTGTAAACTTTCTGAATACAGAAGTAGGTTTACCCCAAGCTTCACCAGAAGTATTGTATCTAGTAAATGTTTGACGCATAACATCCGTAATAACAGAACGTTGATTGATAGATATATCTTTACTTAAGTCATCAACGAATGTTGTAATATAGTTCTTTTGAGAGTCTGTAAGACCTTCACTAGAAGTTACTCTTGCTAAACGCTCGGTAAGTATTTCAGGTTCTTGAATCTGTAGATGTCTTCCGGCACCTGATGTATAATCAGCACCTTCAGCATTCATCACAGCACCGTCACGGTTGTTCTTAAATGACCGTCTACTACCTTGCTTCTGAGATAAAGAGTTACCTTTAAAATCAGTAAGAGCTAATGCTTGTGCATTCTCTGCGGCATCATTAACGAAGTGAGCTTTTAAAGCCGCTGTATTAGACTTAGAAGCCATTAACTCTTGAGGAGTATTGAAATCTAAACTTACTACACTATCATTCTTAGCTGTTGGTCTTTTAACTGTCTTATTACCACGACGCATTAAACCTTGTAGAGATAATGCTTTTCCTAAAGGAGAAACAAACTCAGAAGCTTTAAGCCGACCTGATTGAAATAGTTTAGCTTGACGTTCACCGCCTAGTTGTTTGACTTGAACATCAGTCCCTTGACGACGTAACCATGTAGTATAGTCTTTAATCTTTGAGACTTTACCATCAAGTTCAGCTGTCTTAACTTTCTTAAGATTTCTAGATTTGATATTCTTTGATTTAATTGCTTCAAGCTCATCCTTTGCCTTAATGACTGGCACCATAGTACTACGGCAGTTCCAGTGTAAAGGAGGTTGATAACGTTTGTCATCGATATCATATAATTGTCCATTGTGGTAAGAACAAATAGCACTTGTACGACCATCCAATATAGCAGTAAACATATAACCTTTAATTACTTCTGCATTAGCTTCCATTACTTGATTCAACGCATTAGCTTGAGTTGTAGTAATAGATGTTCTTGTTAGTGTCTTAGCCTGATGTTCTGTTATCTTAGTTGTCTTCATGACATCTTTGATAATTTCATTCTGGGTTAAGCCCTTGGCTAATCCACCTTTAACTTTTTGTTGTATACGAACCAGTTCACCAGCGGCAATGTTGCTAGTGTTTTTCTTAAGAGTTTTAACGCCCTTAATCTGTGGTCCTGTTATTTCTGCTAGAAGCTTTGTTGATGTAGGCTTCTGTACTCGATAGAACTTCTTAAGTTCAGCATCGAGGTTATTCTTGTGAAAGACTCTTTGTGAGTTGGAGAACTCTTTTAGGCTTTTATCATTATGGCCTAGTAGTTCTTTTCCGAAGCGAGTTACTTCAGGTTTCACATCAGCACGGATATCCCCTTTTAAAAGGTCTCTCAAATTCTGTTTGTGTTTTCTTATTATGACACGGTTTTGTTTTTGAACACCGTTCTCATATAAACGGATGTCACCATTATGGTCAACTATCCTATCAAATATCTTTTCATTAATTGACATAGTATTTCTCCATTACTATAATTCGTGGATTTTAGGTTACGAGACTCCCCCGAAGGGAAGCCTGTAATAATTATTCTTCGTCTAGATTGATTTCTTCATCACTAGGTGTATTTGTTAACGGGTCAGTCTGAATAGCGGCAACAGCCTCTTCATCATCATAATCCGCTGGTAAGAAGTCATTGTACTTAGCAATGTTAACGAATGTTTCTCTAGAAATAATACCAGACTGGTACCATTCTGAAACAAGACGCATAGCACCCTCTCCACCGACTGTAGCGGCAAAGTCTGAAGATAATTGGAATTCAATATCGTTACCAGTGTAATCAGTATCGTATTTCCAGTTAATCATAAATGCTAATATCTCTTGCATTGTTCCTGATATTTTAGCATTCATTGTTCCTAATTGAGCAGTCTGAGAAGCGTTACGAATTTCTAAAGCAACACCTGAAGCGGCTTGCTCTGGGGATAACATACGTATTCCCATTTTAGCCATTTCTTGAACTGTAGCTTCGATAGCTCTGTCCATGTCAGCCAAAGCCCCTGTAGGTGTTTCTAGTACTGTGATTGATTCGTCTTTACGAACACGTAGCCAAGTACCTAAACCTGCGCCCACTAGTTCTTCGAATTCTTCATCAGTCATATCTGATTGTACAACAGGGGTATAAGTAGCCGCGCCCATTAGTAAGTGGTTACGACGAGATACTTTGTTATATAAAGCAACTTCACGGTCTACCAAAGGCATTAGTACTGGTTCAATAGGTTCTATCTGTCCGTTTAAAGGGAAAGCGGGTATTCTAGTTAAACGCTCACCAAACTTCATTGGATAAACTGTATCATATTTTTGGAATCCACCATCAGCGGAATCTTCGTATTCTTGTTGTATAACACCATTTAGTGATTCTACTTCGTGTGACCCGTGAGCCTTCTTGTAGTAATCTAATACCAAGTAACCCTCTTCATCAAGGTAATGGTCACAAACAGTATCAACATAGTTAGGATGCCAAGGATTGTCAGCACTATACTCTTCAGTGATGTATCTTGTAGTCCAACGTGCTAAAGACTTAACACGAGTAACTGGGTGTGTTTTAACTTGTACGTTAATAACATTCTCTGCTTTGATTAACACAGGGTAAGGAGAAATCATCATTCTCTCTTCTGGTGTCATCATTTCTAATT